ACAGCTATATATGAATTTAACGCAACATAAGGAGACATACAGCAATGGTACTTGATGAACAACAAAAGTTAGACATAGTACGTGAAGCAATGCAACGCATAGAAGATGCACTACGCAAGGCAGTAGAGAAAGGTAACGACATGGACTTGCCTATTGCTTTGGCTATGTGTGAGCTTATCAACCCCAACAAGATGAAAACTGAGGAGACACCGTAATGACTGCATTTACTAGACAAGAACTAAAAGATTTACGCAATACACTGCAAGCACACCTAGACTTAGCTGATCTTACAGGTATAACTATAGACGTAGGAAACTGTAGCTACAGTGGCGGTGAGGCTACCTTCAAAGTCAAGTTGACTAAAGAAGGGGCAGTGTCACAAGAAGCACAACTACTTGAACGGTACGCAGGAATGTACGGCATTGACCCTACACGCATTGGTACAATCAATGGGCAGAGTGTGACCTTGCAAGGCTACAACATCAAAGCACGTAAGATGCCTTGGATGGTTAGCAGTTTAACAACTGACAGTAAGTGGAAACTAACACAAGTCCAAGCGGTATCAATGTTTGGCAAACTTTCGGAGACAGTGTAACATGACAAAACTACAGCTTAACAATAAAGAATACGCAGACATACCTGACAACCACATGATTGAAGCACTAGGTATTTTACCAATATGGGTTAGAGAGTGGGTTATATTTGGTGATAAGGACATTGTAAATCACATGACTGAGGCGTATGGCTTTGGTGAACTGTACAAGTTTAAGGGTGAAGTATTAGATGATGGTTCATATCGTAGCTGGTTTGATGAAGACCCTGACATGCCTTGGGTAGGCAAGATGGATACACCTAATGGTACAGCTTACTTTTACGAATCAGCTATACTTGCCTTACCTACGCCTGACGGTAAGCACTACATAACAAGGATGGACTGATATGACTGATCCAGTAAGGGTAGCCGCACAAGTACAAGCAGAACTAGCCTACGCAAACTTTATGCTGTGGTGTAAGCGTACTACGTGGGCTATCCTAGCTACCATGTTACTACTGGTTAGTTGTAACTTTGGAGTAGATGAAGGTAAGTACCCAAACTATAACGGCGAACAATATGCGCCCATGAACTTAAAGGTAAAGTAAAATGATTAAAGCAACAATGGCAGCAGCCTTACTAATGCTATCAAGTGTAGCATCTCAGGCCGGTCAGATACAAACTAAACCTGTGATGTGTGGTACACCAGAAGAAGCCTTCAATACAATTAATTCTATGGGTCAAACTAAGATGTTTGAGGCTTTACAGATAACAACAGTAAAATCACCAGAAGGTTATGCACTTGACCCTGTGCTCCTACCTATGATGATATACATGAACCTAGACGCTAAGACTTACACAATAATAGAATACCACCCTGCTTACAATCAGTACTGCTTGATAAGTTTTGGCAGAGAAGGTAACTTTGTAAATGAATAAAGGTAAAACTAAATGATATGGTTCTTGATGTTAATTCCTATGGTAGCTTACTTCCTGATGCTTTTAAACGTAGCTGTTATGGCTACTGTAGGGATTAATGTAAAGGATATAGACACAATGGTTATTTGGATAATATGGATGCAAGTTGTACTTTTTGGGTACATAATAAGAAGGATAAAACAAAGATGAACAGTAACTATTACATAGAAGAATTATCTAAGCGTGTTTTTGAACTTGAGAAGCGTTTAGCTTTACTAGAAAAGATACTACTAGCAGGTGATAAATGATAGAAGTAACACACATAAACCACATGGGTGATGATCTAAGTGTAGTCAATGCTGCTAGGGTAAGCTTTGGTAAACAAAGTGAAGCACAAGGTTACACAGGCAAAGCTGGTGGTGCAATGCGTCCTATCTTAAACGACAAAGATACACGCCTGATACGATACCTAGCCAGGCATGAGCACATCAGTCCTTTTGGTCACTGCTTCGCCAGCTTCCACATCAAGGCTCCCATCTTTGTAGCTAGGCAGCTAGTCAAGCATAAGTTTCTACGTTGGAATGAAATAAGCCGTAGGTATGTAGATGATAAGCCTGAGTTCTACGTACCTGATGAATGGCGTGGGCGTAGTGCCGACAAGAAGCAGGGTTCTAGTGATAAGGTGGTTGATATGTTGCACTGGATAGTTGAAGACCCTTACCTTTCCATAGAAGGCCACACACATTACGACAACGTAATGGATAAACCTAGTAAATGGACAGCAGATGTATACAAATCAATTCGTGATCTTTATAATGCTATGATTAATAGTGATGTATGCCCAGAGCAAGCACGTATGGTACTGCCACAGTCAACTATGACTGAGTGGTACTGGTCAGGATCACTGGATGCCTTTGCTGACATGTGTAAACTGCGTTGCAAGAAGGACACACAATGGGAAACATTCCTGGTTGCTGTTGAAATAAGTACAATTATGCTTGACTTATTCCCTATTTCATGGTCATCATTATTAGGTACTACAGAAACACAGATACGTCCGTTTGACATCGGTGAGAAAGGCAGGGCAGTTGAAAGAGTACAAGCTAATCAAGCGTAAGACTAATTGGGTGCTACTAGATGAGGATGACACTGTCATCATAGTAGCTAAGATCAAGAAGACATGTACAGACTACATGAAACAACTTAATGAGGAGACAAAGTAATGACTAAAGAAGCAAAAGCACTATCAGATTGGCAGAAAGAACGTGATGAAGCTAACCGTATTAAGAATGAGAATGCTAAGGCATTATCTGAGGAGCAGCGTTGTGCAATCTACTTTGCGTGGAAGACTATACAGAATACTGAGTTTAGTATGCGTGAAATGTTTGACATAACTATAGAAGACTGTAGGGCTATTGATAAAGCTGAGTGGAAGATGCGCTCTGCTTTTCCTGACCTAACAGCAGGAGATGAATAATATGAGCTACAACGACATAGAAGACATCATGCCTATCAGCCAGTACCACAACAACTTGTGTAAGCAAGTAGATGATGCTGAGTGGATGGGTGAAGAAGAGCAAGCCTATGTGCTTCAGTGTGAGCTTGATCAAGTCAAGCGCATGATTGACAACGGCGAACTATACTACGCAAAGTTTTAGCTTATGGAGCCAGGAACTCAGATTATTCTTCCCTTTGTACTAGCGTACATTGTGGGCTTCATATACTTCTTAATGAAGGACAACAGCAATGACAAATAAGGAACAGTACCACATCAAGGGATGGTTCTACGCTTTCTTAGTGTGTACCTTTTTGATCTTAGGTGTGCCAGTGTTGATTAACTTATTTCTTTGGCCTGACATAGGAGTTTGGACTATGATAAAATGATGAGTGTTACCATGATTAAACCTAAGAATGTTAGAGAACTAGTTGTAGAGTATTGGGGATCAGATACTTTCCGCAAGCTAGGTAGTGCCTCACAGCGTGATTACTATGATTGTTTGATGATTATTAATGATGATGTAGGCTCTACCAGTTTAAAGAGACTAAGTGTGCCTATGATGCAGCGTTGCTATAATGTTTGGTTAAGCAGAGGTATACCTAGAGCCAACAAGATAGCGGCAATCATGTCTATACTTCTTAATTGGGCTATCAAGAATGAAGTAGAAGTATTAAACCCTATGCGGTACTTGGACAAAACACCTAACCCAAAGCGTAAGGTTACATGGGAGCCAGAGCAAGTAAGCCAGTTTTTATCTACAGCTTACAGCCACTGGAAGTGGCGCAGCATTGGCCTGATAGTACAGATGGCCTACGAGTGGGGTCAACGTGTAGGTGATATGCGTATGCTCTTGTGGAACGCTATAGACTTAGACAAAGGACGTTGCGACTTCGAGCAAAGCAAAAGAGGTGAGGCAGTACACTTGCCTATCAGTGATGGCTTGATGCACGTACTGAGACAGCAACACGAAACCTTTGGCTTTCAAGTATTGGTGGCTCCACAGATGAAACCAGAGGACGGTGCGTGGAAGCCCTACAGTAAGGAGACATTGTATGTTCACGTTAATAGAGTGTTAGATGCAGCAGGGCTTCCATCATACCTTACAGCTATGGATATGAGGCGCAGTGCTATCACTGAAATGGCAGAGGCTGGTGTAAGCATAGCAACCATGAAGCAAGTTACAGGTCACACTAACATCAACAGCTTGACACCGTACATCAAGCATACCTACAGTGGCGCATCAGAAGCACTAGCACAAAGACAGGCACACAAGGATAAAGAGTGATGCAGTATGAGTTATTCAAATTTAGTGAACCTCTACCTGATCCAAACCAAGACACGCAAGTATGTAAAGTGTGTAACAAAGAAAAGCCTCTTGATATGTTTAATAAACATAAAGCAAATAAAAGTGGCATAGATAGGAGATGTAAAAACTGCCAAGCTAAACAAAAAAAATTTGTAACAGATTTAAGAAAAAAACATATCCACACAATGCCTGATGTTTGTAATTGCTGTGGTAAGCCTTCACATAAATCTTTGGTAGTTGATCACTGCCACGAAACGCTAAAGTTTAGAGGTTGGCTTTGCGAAACGTGTAATCACGGTATAGGTAAACTAGGAGACAACATTGAAGGTGTGCAAAAAGCTTTAGATTATTTAAGGAGAAAAACTAATGCCTAACTACATAGATGACCTAGAGCTAACAGAAGGGCAGTCCATACGTCAGGCCTGTCCTAAGTGTGGCAGGAAGAATACCTTTACTGCTACCAAGCGTGACGGTAAGGTTATCTACAACTGCTACAGCATATCGTGCGACTTGGTAGGCAGACTATCAACTGGCATGACTAGAGAAGAGATAATGAGTTATACATTGAAGGAGCCACTAGTGGAAACATTCAGTAAGAACAACCAGGTAGACACCTTTGTTTATCCAGAACATGTAACTACCAGTGGTAATTCTGACGTAGGTAGATTTAGACAACGTTGGCCTGTACTTAACGGCACTACCTTAATGTATGACATTAAAGACAAACGTGCAGTCTTTCCTATACACAAAGATGGTATACTGATTGACGCTATTGGACGTGCATTAGATGGAGCTATACCAAAGTGGTACAGATACGGAGGTAGTGCAGACTACTACACAAGTGTAGAGCTTACACCTAATAGGGTATACGTCTTAGTAGAAGATGTTATTAGTGCTATCACTGTGGCTAGGCATTACCCTGGAACTACTGGCTTTGCTATACTTGGTACTAGCTTGACACAGGAGCATTTAATCTGTATAGCTGACAATGCCACTTCAGTTATTGTTGCACTAGACCCTGACGCAGTAAGTAAAGCATTAGAGTTTAAACGTAACATAGAAATGTGGACAGGAGTAACTACTAAGGCTCTATCCTTAGAGGATGACTTAAAGTACGAAAGGGAGAAAGACTTAGCTAAACTAGAGAGGATGATAGCTAATGAGCAAGAGTGGCAAAAATATGCAGAACCCTATGGCTAGAGACTTGCGGCAACCTAAGTACAAGCAACAAGTTATACCTGACAAGAAGAAGCCAGTAAGTAAACGTAAAGAAAAACATAAAGGAGATAAAGATACATGAGTATGTGTGGAGAGATAGAAAACTATGAGTGGCAGATTAAAACGTATCGCACCAAGATACAGTCCTTAGAGAAGCAGATAATTGAATACTCTAGGGATATAACTAGGGCTGCTGATAAGATACATGAGCTACGTATGGCACAGAAGCACGGAGACATATACACAGCTACTAGCTTTGAAGATGTATAAGAGGAGACATAGATGGAACTAGCACTAATACGAACTCTGATGGACAAAGAGTTCTACGATAACAACAAGGGTATCCGTACACCAGATAAGTTGTTTAATAAAGATGTGCGTAAGATCAAGTCTACCTTAGACTACGCCATGCAGAACTACGAGAAGAACTTAACTGCAGCAGAACTTGAGGCTTTGTTCTTTACTAGAGAAACATTAACAACAGCTAACAAGGAGTTTTACAGAGAGATATTCGTTAAGATACGCAGAGAGCAACCTATGTCTGCTGAGATAGCTAAAGAAGTAATGTCTAAGCTATTCCAGAAGGTAGTAGGTGAAGAGGTAGTGAACATAGGGTTTGACTACGTGAACGGTGAAGACCACACGCTTGAACCTCTGCGTAAGCTTATTAGTGACTACCAAGATGACTTCATGCCTAACCTCAAAGTTGAGTGGGGTGACATAACCATAGATACTTTACTGCAAGCTAATAACGTACAAGCTAAGTGGAAGTTTAACATACCGTCACTACAGCGCAAGGTTGAGGGTGTCAGTGATGGACACTTAGTTATTGTAGGGGCAAGACCTAACACAGGTAAGACTAGCTTCCACGCCTCTCTGGTAGCCTCAGACGGTGGCTTTGCTCACCAAGGTGCTAAGTGTATTGTGCTGTGCAATGAAGAATCTTATGACCGTGTAGGTGCTAGGTACTTGAGTGCAGCATCCGACATGTCTATGGATGAAGTTAGAGGTAATTATGCTCTGGCAGCTACAAGGTACAAACCAGTGTACGACAACATCAAGATAAAGGATAGCACAGGTAAAGATATGAATTGGGTTGAGGCTGTAGTAAAAGGATACAAGCCTGACGTTCTAGTGCTTGACATGGGTGACAAGTTTGCCAGTAAGGGCAGTGGTGACTCGCATATCTACTTGAAGGATGCAGCCATACACGCACGTAATATAGCTAAAGAGTACGGCTGTGCAGTTATATGGATGAGCCAACTATCAGCAGATGCAGAAGGTAAAATATACGTTGACCAATCTATGATGGAAGGTAGTAAGACAGGTAAAGCAGCAGAGGCTGACTTGATGGTGTTGATTTCTAAGAACCCACAACAAGTAGAGGGTGCAGAAGAGCAAGACCCAGAGCGTCACTTGAATATAGCTAAGAACAAACTAACAGGTGGATGGCATGGTAGAATTACGTGCAAGCTAGACGGAGCCAGAGCAAGGTATGGAGCATAGGAATGAAGAGAGTTTTAGACGTAGAGAACTCTATAACTCTGCGAGATGGAAAAATATACAACGACCCTTACGAAGCTGCAAACACACTTACTCAGGTGGGCGTATTGTGCTTAGATACAACTGACAAACACATACTTAACTTTGACCACGACGAAGCTGTAGACACAGACGGTAACAACGCTTGCAGACTGCAGCGATTACTAAACAGCACCACCTTGCTGATCTTACACAATGCTCAGTATGACTTATGTTGGCTGTGGGCTAGTGGGTTTAAGTATGATGGAGATATATATGACACAATGTTAGCGGAGTACATACTACTACGTGGACAGAAGCAACCACTAAGCTTAGAGCAGTGTGCAATAAGAAGACAACTACAATACCAAAAAGATGATACACTTAAAACTTATTACAAGAAAGGATACAATACAAATGAAATACCGTTGGATGAACTCAGCCATTATCTTGAGTACGACTTGCGTACTACTGGCGAATTGTACTACGCCACAGATAGGGATTACCAAACCCCTGCTTCAGCCTCACTTAGAACCATTCGTGATGTCACATTCAGAACTTGCAAAGCCCTCACAAGAATGTCAATGTCAGGAATCAGGGTGGATCAATCAGCCCTTGCATTCGTCGCAGATGAATTTAGAAGAGAGCAGTCAGGAATACAAAATCGTTTGTACAGGCAAGTGCGAACACTCATGGGAGCCACACCCATAAACCTTAACTCACCAGAACAGCTATCACAGATTATCTTTAGCCGTAAGGTTACTAATAAGAAAGAGTGGGCTGAGTTGTTTGAGTTTGCAACTACTACAAAGGACTTTAAAGCTATAATGGCAGCTAACAGTAAGTTTATATACAGAACTATAGCACTTAACTGTAGGCAGTGTGACGGTAAAGGTAAGACCTACAAGACTAAGAAGGACGGTACGCCTTACAGTAAACCTAACAAGTGCTCCAACTGTAACGGTATGGGATACACACTTAAAGATACAAAGCAGATAGCTGGCCTACGGCTTGGGCCTACAAGTAAGAAGTGGGTTAGTGCTAACGGCTTCAGCACAGGAAAGGATAAACTAGATGCGCTTATTGCCACAGCTAAGAATAATTCAATGCATGATGCAGCTACGTTTCTGGAGGATGTTAAGCGGCTTAACGCTATTAGTAGCTACCTCAGTAGCTTTGTGGATGGCATTTCCAAGTACACTAAACAAGACGGATTCCTTCACGTCAACCTTACCCAGCATGTCACCAGTACAGGTAGATTTTCTGGACGCAATCCAAACATGCAAAACATGCCAAGAGGGGGAACCTTTCCAGTAAAACGTGTGTTTATCTCTAGGTGGGATGGTGGTAAGATTTGTGAGGCAGACTTTGCACAACTTGAGTTCAGAACGGCTGCATTCCTTGCACAGGACACTGTAGCCATGCAGGAGATCAGTACAGGATTTGATGTACACTCCTACACGGCAAAGGTTATCAGTGATGCAGGACAGCCTACATCTCGCCAGGATGCAAAAGCACATACATTCGCTCCTTTATTTGGGGCGACAGGATATGGTAGGAGCAAGGCAGAAGCTGCATACTATGAGCACTTCACTGAAAAATACAAGGGTGTGGCTGCATGGCACAAGAAGCTAGGAGATGAGGCTGTGCGTATGTTAAAGATAACTAATGTCAGTGGTAGGCAGTACGCCTTTCCTGATGTAGTACGCAGAGAGAGTGGCAGTGTAACACACTTCACTATGATAAAGAACTACCCTGTGCAAGGCTTTGCTACTGGTGACGTTGTGCCTGTAGTTATACTTGAAATGGAAAGACTACTTGAGCCTCTGCACTCTTGCCTAGTAAACTCAGTACATGATTCAGTTGTAATTGATGTACACCCACAAGAAATAGATCAGGTACTAAAGATAATAAATGATCTTAACGGAAATCTTAACAACTTGATACATAAGGAGTACGGAATAGAAATGAATGTACCACTACTATTAGAAGCTAAAATAGGTGATAATTGGCTTGACACAAAGGATGTTATGTGATATAACAGACCTCTTATTAAACGTTCACAAAGGATATATATAGATGAACAATACAACAGCACTAAGCGTAGAC